CCATCACAAGCTTCAAGGTCATTACAAAAATTTTCCCAGATTTCCTTCGCCTCAACTTTCGCTTGGTTTATCTCGTCTTCGGTAATCCACTCACTTGGGTTCATTATTTTTGTCCTCTTTTTTCTTCTTCACATCCTCAATAGCACTGTAAAAATTTTCCCAACAGATGCCACTGTTTGCATCAAAGCCATCGGCAACAATGTGCAAAATCTCGTAGACCTCATCTTCTGTCAAAGTTTCACCCAATACTTCCGCGCAGTTATGAACATCTTCGGGAAGCCAGTTGTTAGAAATAAAAGGTTTACCGTTCTCGTCTTCAGTTACAAAAGCCATTAGTTCTCCTCCTTAATCACTTTAACATCGGTTCCCCACACCCAGTCTCCGGAGTCGTAGCTATTGATTTCAAAAAAATCCCCGCCGTCCACATTCTCTTTTATCCAAAGCCATCGTTCGTCTGCGGGAACATCGTCTGGTACTTCGCCTTCCCACGCTAGAGCGGTATACATCGTTGCTGTTGATATAACCCTAACCATCACGCACCTCCTTTAATCATTTAGTATGCGATAACTCTTATAGGAACACAAAAAAAACAAGGTGTCAAATTTGTAAACTGGTTGACATAAAAAAACCCCCTAAAAAGGGGGTTTTAGTGTGGGGAACCACCCCCACTGATGCTTTAGACTCGGTTGCATCAACCGTGGAGATCACACTTTGAATGGATCGAAGTCGTCTAATGACTGTTTGCACAGCTTATCATTTTTTGATAGCTTTGAATATACTAAATTATATTATTTTGGAGATCGTTTAATGAAGTTAAGAAAAAAAATAAATCAAACTATTCCATCAGCTAAATTAAACAGCATTGATTTTATTCGGGATGAGTGGTCTCACAACAATCAAAAAACTAAATTTAAAGTCCAGTTAATTGGCGTAGGAATTTTTATTTTTACCATAAGCATTTTTACCTACAACAATGTTTGTTAATTGATTAGGATTTACTTACCTTAAAAAAGGGGAACACGAATGGACGTTGATGTATACATTATGAATAAAGTTGATCTTTTGGAAAAACAACTTAAAACAAAATTAGAGGAAAAATTAAAAGAAAAAATTTTGTTAGAAAATGAAATTAAAAAAATTGAAAAAAAATTAAGTGAAATGTTTAACTAATGTTTTGCAAGGCCCAAAAAGATTTGTCATCGTCGTTATGTTTTTTTTCACTATAAAGTTTAATTAGTAAAGTTAATTTTTCTAAATCGGTTTTGTACACCGAGCCATTTTTTTCTAGACTGGTCGAAACTTTATTTGCTTGTTTCTGAAGCTTGTTGATTATATTGTTTTTGTAACTTTTCAATTCTCGCTTTGACATATACTTTGTCCTCTTCACTTAAAATTTCACTTTTCCAAAAATCAAAAATCGTGCGTAATTGTCCTCCTATGGAACGATTTTCAATGCTTGAAATTGCTCGTATTTCTTCATAAACTTCTCGCGGAACCAGTATGCTTTTCCACCTCAAGGTGTCCATAAAAAACCTCCTATTTAATTAACTTAAATTATAAAGTTTATCGCATAGTTATGCAACTTTACGATAGACTTTCGCCCCACGATTTACCTATTTCTACGTCGCATTTATTGGGAACAGATAATTCGATAGCTTTTTCCATCCGTGAAGCGTGTTCCAAGGCTTGTGCTTCATCTTTCACGCTAAAGGCTAATTCATCGTGAACCTGTAACAGCGGTACAAAGCCAGCCTCAAAGCTTTCTACCATTGCCATTTTTGTCATATCCGCGCTACTAGATTGTATGAGTCGATTAAGCGCTTTATAAGTGTAAGCACGTTTCAAGCGCGTAGTAGGCCCGTATTCTGCCAAAGCTTCTTCTTTACTCATGGCCTTGTGCATATCAAATGAATCAGGTTCCCAGAGATCGAAGCGGCATTTGCGCCCCTTCAAACTGCGAATTGAACCACTGCTCCGAGGGTCGTCCAGCCGGCGGCTCACGCCTTGCATTAACTGGCGCACAAACGGAACGCGCTCGTGATATTGTTTGGTTAAGGCACGGGCTTCTTCTTTTTCGATGTCTAACTGGTCAGCTAGTTTGTTCACACCCATGCCGTACATCATGGCAAGGTTAATTACCTTGGCCTGTTTTCGTGGAATGTCCGCCATTTCTGCCACCATTGTGTGAAAATCCATATCAGGGTTGTTACGATATCCCTCAACAAACTCTTCTACACCGGCTAATTGAATATTTTTAGAATCACCATAAGCTTTAGCGTAATGTACCAAGACTCGTGGTTCCTGTTGCGAATAATCAATACTAGCCCATAGTTCATCTTCTTCAGGTAAAAATAGACTACGAATCATAGGCCCTAGTTCGGGATCTCTTGCAGGTACTTGTTGAAGGTTAGGGTTTTGCATTGAAATTCTTCCTGATACGGTGCCACCATCGTCAGAGCGGATCTGATTGATGTGGGAATGAATACGACCTTTATTCATAAATTTCATAACATTTGTAATAAAAGTAGAATGAGTTTTATTTAACGCACGAGCACGAACAATAAGTTTAGGTAACTCATGTGGATGTTCAGTCAGGAAAGTCTTCTTAAAACTAGGACTACCTTTTTCAGTTTTTGGATATTTAATACCCACTTTATCAAACGCTTCAGCTAAAGACTGTGCGGCCCAAATCTCGATGTCCTTACCGACAATCTTTTTAATTTTTTTCAACGCTTCTTTTTCTTTTTTCAGTAACGTTTGTTTAGTTTTTTCCGCACGATCCACATCGACACGAATGCCGCGCCACGTCATTTCTAATAAACAAGGCAACAGCTTAGTTTCAAGTTCCCATATTGACCATAAATCTTCTCTGTTTAAAACTACTTTAAAATGTTGCCATAATTCGTAAGCTAACCTTGCGTCCGCTTCAGCATAAGGCCCTACAAATTGAGAAGGCAATTTCCAAAGCTCTGCTTTAGGGTCTACCCCAAAATCCTGTGCTGCTTCTATTAAAGTTTTTTCACTTTTAGTTTGCCCTAAATAATCATAGCAAAGAGCATTTAAAGAATAAGAAAAACGATTTTCGTCAATTAAGCTGGCGGTGAGCATTGTATCAACAATACGGCCATTCACTTGGATGCCATATTGACGAAGCCATCCTACGTCATATTGCGCGTTATGGAATATCTTATCGCCAGATCCGCTACATATTTTTTTTAGCCATTTTTTTACGATTCGCTCATCAAGATTTCCACCACCTAAGTGTCTAATTGGAACATACCCTGTCCAATTATGGACATGCACAGCAAAGCCCACTACTTCACCACTATTAGTTGCCCAACCGGGGCCTTTGGTTTTAAGATGCGGGTCGCATGTTTCAAGATCGATAGCAATTTCTTTTTCTCCGGATAAATCGGGTAAATCCTGTGGAGGTATCCATTCAGAGCTTGGTGTAAACATAGCTAGTTGTAATTTTCCAGTCATATAGTATAACTCCTTGATATGTCTTCCGGTTCAACGAGATACAGATTTTTTCTGGTTCGTGTTACGGCAACATAAAATACACGATGTGTATCATCATTTTGTATTCGTGCGGCGGCGGCCGAAAGATCTGTGTGCAAAACTACGTTATCCGCTTCGCCCCCCTTCGCTTGATGGATCGTGCTGACTTTGATACGGGGCTTGGCATTAAACTTTTCACCGCGTCGTAATAAAGCTACAACATACGCGCGGTCAGCTTGCGGTAACTTATCCATCGCCTCGTGCCAAATAATATCCTCGCCTATAAGCAAGCCATGTTCTTTTTGCAAACGATTTAAAGTATACATTTCTTCTTCTAAACCTTTAATTTTCTTAAACCCACGAGCTATTTTGACACCATTTCCAGACATGTACGAATATATAGTTTGAGCCGTGGCAAGTGAAACACTTTCACCTTTTCGTAACTGTTCCCAACCATTAACGGCTTCAGATAACTTTTCAGGTATTGATCGATAACCATTAAGTTTTTCAAAAAGATAACCAGAGTTTTTTAATTCATCTTCAATGGGGTATAGCATGTACCGTGCTTGTGCTAAAACCAACCAAGTTCCTTCGGACATGTCTAATTCCCCTGCACGAAACACACGTTGTACAGATCCCTTTTCTTTTCGAGGCAAATATTTTTTTGAAAATCGGTGGGAAATACGGTTTACTATTTTTTCCGCTACATTATGCACTTGTGCTGGAATACGATACGACTGGGACAATGTTTCGCTACCCCCTTCTAAATGAATTAAATAATCAGGATCTGCCCCAGACCACCTATAAATAGCTTGATCATCGTCACCGGCTACATACATTTTATCGCTTTTTAATTCAATAGCGTGAGCTATATCCCATTGTAATGCACATAAATCCTGTGCTTCGTCCATGAATGCTACTTTAAATTTAGGGCAAAACTTTTCGGCAGATTCTGAAAATATACTCAACATGTCCGTATAATCAACTAAACCATTAACTTCTTTATATTTTTTGTAACATCTATCGGCATAGCTTACTTCCGTCCAAGTGTGCATCAATTCTGATTTATCATACTCTTGACGTAAAGAAATTTTTTTCAAACGAGATAAATTTATTAAAGATAAAATAGGATGATCACTAATTGAACTCGATAATTCACTATCCTCTACCTGACCTGATGGTTTTATTGTAGTTAAATTGATACCTATATGCTTAGATAAATCTCTAAAATGTTCGTTTTTCATTAACTGACTATCTTTTAACCCAATCATTCGATATGCAAAAGAATGTAAAGTCCTAAAATACATTAAATCTTTGTCGGGGTCTAAGTTAAAGCGGATAGCCGCTCTTTCTTTAGCTTCTTTTGCTGCTTTACGACTAAACGCAAAAAAACCTATTTCATTTGACTGTATTCCATCGGCAAGATATTTATCTACCATGTTTAATAAAGTTGTTGTTTTACCGCAACCCGGAGGTCCGAAAATCCTAAACATTGTAACTAAATTTACCCCACTGATAACACGGATAATTTCCAAATACGGCTACTGCACTAGGAAAAGGTGCCGAGTTTCGTGCACCCTCAAACTTCAAACGTCCTTTGATAAACCACACGGTGTCCGCCCGCATGACATAATCGTGCCACCATTTAGTATCCGTTCGTGACGGTAATAAACACACTACTGTGGCCTCTCCGCTGTCCGCCGACTCGTAGGCTTTCTTTACCCACTTTCCAATTTGTCTACCGTAAGGTGGGTTCATCCAACAGTATCCAGTCCATGTTTTCGATAAAGCATCATCTTCTTTTGTCCAATAATTTTTACATTTTGCATTTTGGTCAGAGGCACATACATCCCTATCAAATCCTTGAAAACGACGCTCCATTTGATCAAAAAAAACTGTTGGAGTACCCCAATCATCTTTTTCACTACTAAAGTGAACCGATTTTTTTGCCATTTCTCCACTCCTTTTTATCCTCCAGCCTCTTCTTCCACATAATACTTTATCGACTCTTTGTCGCCGGATATCAGCCAAGCTGGGGTATCTTCGCCCACATAAGCGCCAACCACGTTAAATTCCATATATTCTATCGCTTCTTCCGATGTCATGCCGTCGCGTTTTTCAAGTATTTTCAAGCACTTACCGTAGTCATATACCACTTTGGTAGGTTGGTTAAATTGCCGGACAATTCCAACAATCGCTTCGTCGAATCCGTCTGCTGTTTTCATGTTTTTTCCTTTGATACTTTTACCCTAAAGGGTTGCTTTTTAAAAAAGTATCTCTTTTAGTTCATTAAATGCCAAATCAAAAGCCCTATCAAATAGCCGTTTAACAATGTTAAAAAAACTATAAAAATAATCCACAAAATAAAATATGTTTTTAGTTTATTTACTATCTTTTTCATGCTCTAATAACGTAATTAAATCTTGCAATAACTTAACTATTTCTTCATCTTCCGTTGTATCTAACTCTATTATAATTTTTGCCATTAAAAGGGAGCCTCATTATTTTCTCCAAAATCAGGTGTTTCTAAATCTACTTCTATATTTTCAAAAGAAGGTATTGCCCAGACACGCACAGCTTTATTTTTTATTGAAATAGAGGTAGCTTCACCACTTATGTCGCGCAATCTTTGAGCTATTTTATGGGGCTTATATTCTTTAAACTGATTTCTTTTTAAATGCGATTCAAGATCTCTAATTCTAAAATAAATCATTCCTTCATCTTCATCTGTCCACGGTCTTTTTAATAAAATTTCTTCTCGATCTTTAGCTTTTTGCATATCCGTACACCACTCTTCTAATAACTCATAAAAAGCGCCGCTAGTGCTAGCATCTTCGGATACTTCTACAACACTCCCTTCTGTTTTTTGCATATCAGAAAGAAGCGTATTGATTCGTGACTCCCACGCTTGCTTAGACATAGACCGAGGCATGTGATTTAATTGATCTATACAGGCCCGCTGAAAGTTTGTTTGGTTCATTAAACCTTCAGTATCCAGCTCTACAGGTGCTCCATTTACATCCACAAACCACACGGGTGGGTCACTATCATATTTTCTTAAATTAGCCACTGTAGCGCCACTCACAGCGGCATCTATGCCAAATTTTCTAGTTCTACATAAATCATTGTTACAGTAATTAACTATTGGTTTGTCTTTGCATTTATATGCGTAATCGGATTTTTGTAATTGTTTAGCCACGGCCATTACTTCATTTAAAGGTAACGGTGGCTGTAGATAATTGATATTATAATTTTGTATTTCAGTTTCCCAACTATCCGGATGAGCTTTGCGTAAATAAACGCCAAGGTTAAAAAGACCGTTGTTTCTACCTCCCTCACTTATTTTTTGTTTACATAAGTGTTGAAGACAAGGGGGACCATCTTTAATTGCAATAGTATCTTCTTCAACAGCCACCCATGAATGAAGTTGTTCCGGAGTTTGAACATACTTGTCATAAAGCCCAAAAAATTCATCTAAAGTTGCGGATTGCCCATCATCTTTTATAGCATAACGCAACCCGTTTTCATGGTCATCGTAAGGTACATTTAAAAAATTTCCTACGTCACCACGGTCTAAAAAAAGTTGCGTTTGTTTAGGAAAAATTTCAGCATCACCTGTTCCCATAGCACTAGACATGTGACGCAAAATTTCTTGCATTTCTCCGGCAGGCATCCATTCGGACACAAAAACATAACAATGAGCACCACCCGATTTAGAGCGACACACAATCATAGGTATTTTTAAACGACGAATTTTTTCAACGAGCAATTTATGATCAAGGGGGTACTCATCTACGTCTAAGCAACCCCACTTGACCATATTGTTTTCGTTAATTGGAATGATTGCTAACGCATCCCCACCCCCAATTAAATGCTTTTCCCAAAGCCGCGTGGTTCGTTCCTCACGAATAAGCATAGCTTTACCTACGCTTTTACCATTCGCTTTTTTACGATCTACACGATAGACTCCATAAGCACTTTTCAGGCCATCGAAAATTGCCGCAAATTTTTCTGCGTTCATCTAATTGTACTTTCAAACTAAAAGGGTACATCGCTACTAGAATTTTCAGAAATGTCGTCCTTTTCGTGTTTGACCACCACATCTCCCGCATCACAAGACTTGCTAAACATTTTAGCTTGAGCATAAAGTTCATCACTTTGAATAGGACCCTCACGAGTTATTTCCCAGTTCCACCAAGTATAATTATTTTTACCCTGTTCCAGCACAGTTTTTAAATTATAAATGTGAGAATAACGCGGTGGTACAAACGGCCCGTTTTGACCTTGAAGTACCAAAGAAGCTATCTGACTGTTCCATTTTTTTGATTTCTTCAATCCAGTAGAACGCATAGCGATTAAAGCACTGCTTGCAATATTGTCATCGTCTACCACCAATATGAAATGATTGTGTGTATCTTCGAGATAATTACCCCCACCATCTACAATGTATTCTTTGTTATCTTCTGGAGACCGTTCATATTTTGGCAGTTTTTCATGCGGTAAAAATATATTAACAGGGCCTTTTTGACCATCGTTCATTGGTGACCATTCAATCCACCTTCGCTGATAAGCGCACGGGATTACTCTTAACCCATCTTTTCCAGAGTAAATTTCACTAGAAACTGTGTTAAGAATATCTCCGGGAGAAGCAACGTTACCATCCGATTTTGTAAAATCTGTTGCGTTATTTTTCTGCAATAATTTAAGGAAAGGCAAGGCTAAATCTTCTTGACCTAAATTTCCTACACCAGCTCCGGCATCTTCTTCGAACATTGATATTTTAGACATTTGTGAATTACTTTTTTTTGTAACTTGTTTACCATTCATTATTTTTTACCTCGTTTGAGTTTTGCTTCTTGTGAAATAAAAGGATTAAAAAACGCAGGAATTTCCTCTCCGTTTTCATTAAGTTGTCTTAAGAAAGCGTTAAGTGTTTGGTTATGCACCGTTTCTTTGTCATCTACGGCCAAGCCTTTTGAATTTGCATTTAAATGATCTGATAGCAAAGCTTTTGTGTTCTGTGCTATGTCATCCTCCCCTGCACCAAAAGAAACGGAAATGACATGTTTGACTAAATCACCATGACCATTATCGCGTAACCATTGAAAAGCTTGTGGCCTGTCTGCTACTTTAATAGACCCTGCTACGACTTGTTTTACAGAAATCATTGACCCATCTTCCATCTTGAGTTCGGATAAATTTAATTCTGCAAGTAAGGCCGGTAAGGATTCTGTTACAAGTTTGTAACGGTTGTTTTTTGCTTCTTTTAGATTCTGTTCAAATAATTCTATTTGACTATCAATGTTTTCTAACTCACTGACCATTTCAGATACAGTGTGTAACTCATTACCTAAGTTTTTTAACTTAGATGAATCGTTGGAGTCTTCTTCTAACATTTTCATAAAATCTTTAGACATGTTTTCTCTCCTTTTTGTGTCGTGGTTAAAGACTTAAAAGCCTTGAAGATATCGACACTATAGTATATTCTTGTATATGTCAAGTGGAGGATCCTTATGGAATATAAAAGCAAAACAAAAGCCTATAAACATCAACAAACTGCTTTTGATAAAAGTTGGGATAAAAAAGAATTTGCTCTTTTTATGGAAATGGGTACAGGAAAAACAAAAGTAGCTATAGATACTTTTGGCACTTTATTTCAAAAAAATAAAATAGATACCGTTTTGGTTTTAGCGCCAAAAGGTGTTTTTGACAACTGGTATTCTAAGGAAATTCCGCAACATTTGTCGGAAAAAATTAAAATTAAAATGGTGCGTTGGCAACCTAACATGACAAAAAAGTTTCAAGAAACTATGCGAGATTTAGTTTTTAGAAAGAACCGTGAACCGGGATTTTTGCATATTTTAATTATGAACATCGAAGCTATGTCAACAACCAAGGGTGTAATGACCTCATTAAGATATTTTAAAGAAAATCCAGACAACTTTTTAATAGTAGATGAATCAACAACAATAAAAAATTATAAAGCGTTGCGTACAAAAAATGTTATTAAACTATCAAAAATTGCAAAATTTAAACGCATTCTTACCGGTAGTCCGATTACAAAAAGTCCCTTAGATTTATATAGTCAATGTGAAGTGCTTAATTCTAAATTACTCGGTTTTAAAAATTTTTTCACATTTCAAAATCGTTATGCCGTGGTTCGTCAAAGAACGTTAGGCCCACGCAGTTTTAGAGAAATTACGGGTTATCAGCGATTAGATGAATTAAATACAAAAATAGATTGTTTTTCTGAACGTGTTTTAAAAGATGATTGTTTAGATTTACCCAAAAAAATTTATATGTTGCGCGAAGTTCAAATGACTACAGAACAAAAAAATTTATATAAGCAAATGAAAAGTCTTGCTTTAGCTCAATTTGATAACGGAGAATTATCAACTACCCAAAGTGTTTTAACTCAAATTATGCGTTTACAACAAATTGTTTGCGGTCATTTACAGCCAGACGAAAACACAATACAACCCATAAAAAATAATAGACTGGATAGTTTGTTAGAAACAGTAGATGAATTACAAGGAAAAGCAATAATTTGGGCAACATGGACGCATGATGTTTTACAAGTTGCTGAAGCCTTGCGCCGTCGTTTTGGAAACGATTCGACGGCAATTTATTATGGTGGCACTCCACAAAATGAAAGACAAAAAATAGTTGAACAATTTCAAGATATAAATTCGTCTTTACGATTTTTTGTAGGACAACCAAAAACAGGGGGATTTGGTTTAACGTTAACTGCCGCCACTACGGTAATTTATTTTTCTAATGCTTATGATTTAGAAATTAGGTTGCAATCAGAAGATAGACCGCATCGTATAGGTCAAGAAAGTCCTGTTACATACATTGATTTAGTAAGTATTGGAACCATAGATGAAAAGATATTGAATGCACTTAAATCAAAAATAAATATAAGTTCAGAAGTTTTAGGTGAAAAAACAAGAGATTGGTTAATTTAAAGGAAATTTTACGTGACACAAGTATATACCTGTTACTATATAAAAAAAGACGATTTAAATTTTATTTTTAAATCAATGAAAGATACGTTATCTGAAGATCCTAGTGTAAACTCAGAGAAAAACTTACAAAAATCTTTAGATATTTTAAAAACCTCCGTAAAAGATGAAAGTAAACTTTAACGCCAAACTTTTGTCGTATTTGGATTTACCATAACGGGCATACAGGTTGCACCGATTTCAGGTTGGTTATATTTTTGACTCAGCCAATAGTTTTGTCGCCGGATGCTTTTAGCAAAATACTGACATCTGTTAATGTCGTACCAATAAGATTTATCAGGTTGTGGCCGTCCATCTAAAAAGGTTGTGAGCATAAATACAAGAAGCATTATTCACCGCCCAGTGAAATAACCCAAATAAATCCTATAATTATTCCTAAAACTGCAATTATTCCTAATATCCCAATAACAAAATCAAATATTTTTTGTCTTAAAATAATACGATTATGTATGGCTTTAGCCCGTCTTTCCCGTATTTCTTTTTCTTGAGCAAGAAGATTATCCCATTCGTCCTTGCCCCATTGCCACATAATAAGCTCACGTAACTGTGCTCGTTGATCACGCATCTTTTTTTGTGCAATCATAGCATCAAGAGCTTCTGATTCTACAGACTTAGCGTTTGTAAGTTTTTTAAAAAATGGTGGATTTTCCGCTCGTTCACGAGCTTTATTTATATCTGAGCAGCACTCAAACCAGCGGCTTATATGTCCTACACAATCTTCTAATTCTCTACCACTTTGAACTAACTTAGTAACTTGATTAACTGCTTTGCTAGCTAAAGTAATTGCTGCTGTAACAGTTAAGGGATCAGGCATTTAATTTAACCTATCAAAGATCCAATTCCTTTTCCAATATTTTGTTGTTCTATTAAAGGACTTGTTATATCGTCAGGAAACATAGCGGCGTATGCTTCACGATTTATTGGTTGTGAAGGTGCTTGAACAATGTTAGTCGGTTCCGATGATGCTGATGGCGGTGATGCGGATTGTGTTACAGGCTGCAAATTTGTTTCATTTGATATAAAAGGTTTAATAGAAGTTTGATTATCAGGCTCTGTATTCAATTCATCCGCGTCTTCATTTGAAACTGCATCAACAGAAGTTCTAGATAGGATTGAGCTAAGATTGAAAGGAAAACTTAACAATTTACCTACCATAAAGCCTAAATTTTCTACCGCATCCACTTTTTGCTGTGTTTTTTTAGATTTATTTACTATACTCGAAAAGACACTATCATTTGTTATGGAAGGCGACAATGCCGACACAATTAAATCGTTGATTAGTAAATTAGGCATGTTGTTAATAAAATTATCGGCTATGGAAGCTCCAAACTGCGGTGCTTGAAGTGTTCCTGTATTTAAACTTCTTCCACCTAATGCGCCAAATACTTTAACAAGATACTGCATGAGCAAACCATTGCCCTCTAAAAAATCTGTTAAATCTTTATCTGTAAGTTGTATATCTCTTGAAAAATTTAAATTCTTTGATGCTTTTTGAAATTGTATTAAACGATTTTTAAAGCCTTTTTCTACAACATTTTCTTGAACTAAAAAATCAATTAAATTTTGTTTGGGTTTATTTTTATTTTTTAAAATACCTTCTTTAAAAAAAGTGTTAAAAAAAGGTGCCATATCAACGTTGTCACTATCTAAATTTTTGCTAGCATTAAAAGCCGTTCTTTTTAATGCAAAATCCACAACCGCATATTTAATGGCCTCTAAATTATCTTTTACAGGAACCGTGTTTTCCGTTTTAGTCGGATTTTTTGCAAAATCAATTAAATTTTTTAATTGAGCTTCTGGTGTTTTAACACTTTTTGTAGTCAAAATATTATGAATAACTGTGGTTGGTGAATTTTTTATAAGTTGACCAAATCGTTCATTATTTTGTAAACTACTTATGTACGTATTAGGACTTTCAAACATGTTTACTTTTCTAAAAGAAGGAACATCAACGTTAAACATTCTTTGTAATATTTCTCTTGTTATTGGATTTTCTAAATCCGCTTTTAAACCAACCATTTCCGGGTTTAATTCAAAAACACGATTATACCTATTAAAAAAATTATCTAAATTTTTTCTTGTAATCGTAGGTATTGCTTCTTCCGTTAAAGATTTAGGAAATAAACTTGTATCATCTTCTCTACTTCTTACACCTTTTTGTATTTTTCCAAGAAGTGCTTCATCTGGTTGAAGTTTTGTAAATAAGGAAGCTCTTATAAAATCTGTTACAGATTTATTAAACGTAACAGTATCGTCTAAAATATCTGTAGAAAGTTCTTTAAGTAAAGGGTTTTTTGGGTCAAGAACCGTTTCTCCTTGAACACCTTTTAACTCTTGTTTAGTCATTCTATTTAAAAAATTTATTGCATTATCTAACTGTTCATAGTAAACAGCGGAAGAATCATCATCGTTTCTAAATAAATAATGAAGTGCTGTATCAGCGTCAACTATATTAACTTTATCTCTTTGTTTTTTATTAAGTTTACCTGCAAAAGACCGTTCGAAAGCTTCGTTCCTTAAAAAAGTAAAAACATACGCTCGTAACTGTTTTTTACCTTGTTCTGATTTCATAACTTCAGAAATTATTTTTGTATCTGACGGCACTACTTCACCGTCTGGACTTGTTCGATAACCTACAGAAGCTAATAAATCTCTTGTAATAGCTTTTTCTATATTGCCATAACGTCTAGCTAGATTTTTTTCATTTTTAGCTAAAGCATCTTCTTTATCTTTTCTAATTTGTGTTCTTGTTTTAGTTAACTTGTTTAATGTAATAGGTTCAAGTTCATCAGGTCTATCTAAAATTATTTTACGTTGATCAAGTAATCCATCTATTTCAGAAATTAAATTGTTTATTTTGATGTTATTTTTTAAAATTCCAATAACATCATTACGTTGTTGTTTATTAAGCTTTGTAGAAATTATTTCTGACATTTGTAAAACATCTTCTTTTGTACCTTTTACACCTGTAACAGATGGATCAAAAGTAAATCCCGATGTTTTTCTTTTATCTGTTTTTTCTAATTGCTGAAGAGCCTTTTGAAAATCTTCGCTATTTAACTCATTAAAAGATTTATTTGGAGCTATTAAATCGTAAAGTTGATTTAAAGTTTGTTGATATATATTAGTGGGCACTACATCTTTGCGAACCCCTATTTCAAATCTTTTATCAACGGTTTCTTTTGTTATTTTTCGCTCGCCCCGTTCAAATATATTTTGAGAACGTAAATTTAAATTTTCAAGACGATTTGTTTTAGGCGTTATTTTTTGATCAATTTCTTTAGCTTGTTTTTGTTTATTAGAACTAATTAAAGATTCAGCCAAGGGTAAATTAGCTTTAGGAATTTTAACGCCGTCTAAAACCGCATCAACACTGTACTGTGCCATATCGTCTTGTATTGCTTTCATAAGTTCAACGGGTTTAATAGTTTCCGTCATTTTAATGTCCGCATACAAAGAATTTTCAACTTTTTTAGAATTATTTAAAGCATTATCTAAACGTTCCTTTGCAACTCTACTAGATCGTTCTTTTATTCTAAGTACGTTATCAGGGGTTATTGTTGTTTCATCTATGTTAGATAATTTTTCAATAAAATTAAGATAATTAGCTGCAACATTGTTTGCCTCTAATTGCAATATGCTTTCAATGCCACGTACTTCTAAATCTGCCGCAGTAATTAAAGCTTCATCTGAACCTTCTCTGTTTAATCCAACTATTAAACGATTGATAGAATTTAATCCTTCTTGTGCTGAAGATTTTATGTTTTGTCTTAAAGCTTCATTACCGGATCTTTGACTAATTAAATTTTCTAATATTTGTAAAAGAACGCTTCCAGATCTTTGACCGGGAGTAAAAGGTAGTGGATTACCAAATTCATCTACAAGTTCTAAACCCATTAAACCTGTGTTAGTTCTTGCAGCTTCGTCAATTTGACTTAAAGATTCGGCGGCCGTGCCTCGTTGATATTGTGTAAATACTTTGCTTTCAGGGTCCGCTAATTTACTTAATTGTTCGTCTAAATAATTAGCAACAGACTCCGCTCTTTTTTCTTTTGAAAATTTACCTAATATTTTTTGAAATCCTCCAGAAGCATTAGCAGCCACGGATGTAACAATACGAAAAGGAGAAATTATAGCCGCACTTGTTTCTGCTAAAAATCTACTAACATTATCTTCTGGAAAAACAAATTCAGATCCTGCACCTGCCGCAGATGCCGCCGCTGAAGCACCTAATTCTGGAATTACAAGTTTTGAAGGTTTTTCACGGGCTAATTTACCTAAATCCCTCAAAGCAGCACTAATACCTTCACCATATTTTGCACCAAAAGAACTAGGTGGAACACTATATGTTTTAGCACCTGCTGAAACATTTTCAGCTAATTTAATTGCAGGTAAAATAGAAAAGTCATCTCCAATAGTCGCTAATAATCTGTTTGTAGGTATTATGCCCCCAGTAAAATAAGCCGCCGTTTCACCAAAAACTTCTGCGGGCCTATCTGAAGCTAACCTTTGTGGGTCCATGTCTAACCCTAATTTTTCCCCTACTATATCTTGTCCAGCCTTTGTTGTTCCCCCAAATAAAGCTGCTCCCACTAACCCACTTATCAACCGTGTACCAAAAATTCCCGCTTGAAAAGGTAAGGATTTTCCACGAGCTAATTTACCTAATGGTTTAGTAACATCAAAACCTTTTTTAAAACCAAATCCTGCGGCTGTTCCGGGAAGTATGTTTTCAGAAAAACTTTCTATTGCTGTAGGAACAAAACCTTCAGACTTTATTCCCGTAAGCTTACTTATAACTTCTTCTGTGTTAAAACCTGCATTAAAAGCTTTGTCAATATTAAAACCCGTTTCTTTTGCTAATCTACGTGCAATAGCCATTTGAGCGTCTTCAGTAGAATAATCTAAATCATATAAAGCAGATCTAGCAGCATTAAGATTAAAGTTTTGAACTTGTTTTCCACCAGATGGCGTGTTAACTATAGAAACTTTATTTAGTTTATTGTCTTCAAAATTATCCATATTTTTACTCAAAAAAAGCGTCTAAAGGATCTTCACCTGTATTTTGTGGAGGTAATTCTTTTTTTAATTTTCTTCTATATGCTTCTAACAAAGGTTTATATTCAGACCTTAAAGACTTAATACGATTTAACTGCACACGTTCATTAGATTTATCTGATGCGCTTAAATTAGCCGATTCAAGATTTTTTTCTATAATATTTTCCATAAAGTCAATCGTTGATTCCGTTGCTTCTAACTGAGATAAAACACGCGAATCTGTAGCAAAAACAGGTATTTCTAAATCTCTTAACATGTTAAGAAGCGTTTGATTTTCTCGAACAGATATGCTGTCTAATAATGTAACAGTTGTTAAGGTATTTAAAGCTTTAATTTTTCTACCCACGGCTTCTTTTTCTTTTAATATATCTTTTGAAGATTCAACACCTAAATCCGTAGCAATATTTGCAAGTCCTCTTACAGGGGTTGCTATAGGGTTAAAAATACTAGTTCCAGCCGTTAAATCTGTACCGGGAGGTAAATCTGCAAAAACTTGAGGTTTATTTTTTTCTTTTTGTTCCGGTAAAACAATGCTTAAATATTCGTCATAAGGCATATCAGAATACACATCTTCATATATTTTACGAGCCAACTCATCCTTGTCACGTTTTTTGTAACGTGGGTTTTGTGCAACAAATTGTTCGATGGTTATGTTTGGTTTTTGCATAATTTAATTGTTTTATTGTGTTAATGGTCCGTCACCATTGTTGTTTAATCCAAATTCTTTATTTAAAGAAGGGATAGGAAAGTTTTTTTGTTCACGTTTTTCACGAGCCTCTCTTAACGAAGTTGGTAAATAACCCGGTCTTTCTACAACATTTTGATTTTCATCTCTGGTTAGTTGTGGTGTTATATAATATTTCGTAGTAAGTTCTACTAAACTATTTTCACTAGCGCTTGTCTTACCCTGTGCATACCGATTTAACAACTCAGAATCGGTTACAACATTGCCATAAACTGCCTCTGGACCAGTACCCTCAAAAAACTGATCTTTTTTAGTAAAACCCATTAAAATTTCTAATCTTTTAAGATCTAACTCATCTTCTTTAATCTTGTTTAAATTCTTTCTTAATCCAAAATCTTTTTCAAATTCAGATATAGCTTGTTTGAGGTTTTTGTCAAACATATTTAGTTTGTCCTCACCCAAAGATTTTTCAAGTTCTAAGCGTAGTCTTTGTCTTTCATTTTTATTTTCTTCACCTAATTTAAATAAGTTAAATTCGTTTTCAAACTCAAGTTCAGCTAAACGTGCAGCGCTAGCTCTTTCTTTTTCCTTATCTTCTAAAAAGTTTTTTAATTTTTCTTCATCAAATATTCTTTGAGAAGCATTATCCAAAAGATTATTATAGTTTTCCTCATTTATATTTTTAAATTCCTGATTAGCCAAACCATATTTAAGTCGTAACTGGTCTCCTGCAAGTTTGTTTCGCAATTTTTGAGCAGCTTCCAACCTATTATTTTCATTTTCTTGTCTAACATTAAATAATGCTCCCTCTACTTCTGCTTCTGCTGCTTTTGTAGTCATATCAATCTTAAATTTGTTTGCGGCTCTTTCTGCTTCACTTATCCGTTTTAAATTGAAAAGGTTATTTTGTGCCACCCTTTCAAGTTCTGCAACGTAACCTAGTCTTTGTAAATTTGCTTTGATATCTGTGTTCTTTAAAGATTGGTTTAATGCGTTAGTCTGAGCTTGCAATCTAGCTTTAAAACCCCTAAAAGACTCGTTCTCTTCGCGTTCAAAATTACGTATAAATTGGGCTAAATCTTCTTGCGTTTGTATGCCAGCAGCCGTTATCCTTTCACGCCCTGTTTGGCTTCTTCGAGCCGTTTCTTCTTTTTCTGCCGCCTCTAAAGCCGCTAAATCTATAGTCCGTTGTGCTTTACGTTCTTCTTCTAAACGTTCGCTTATACGTTGAGGAACTCCTGAAAATGCTGCCGCCGCTTGGGCTGCGGGAGACAAGTCACGCACATCTTTACCGCTTGCATCACGCCCCGCCGCAAAATTAGCCGCTGCTGCGGCAATATCAAAATAGTTTTGTGCTTTTTGAAAACCTTTTTGACTTTCTGTAGGGCCTAATATATCTCTATATAAATCACGTCTTTGTGCTAAAGATTCACGTAACGCACCTTCCTTTGCGTAATCTCTATCTAACATGCCTACAGCATCCCCTTTAAAACGTACCGGTCCTTTAGAATCAACTTGAATAGGTTTAATAGAAAACGTATCTTCAGCTGCATTTAAAACAGACGATTCAATGGGTCTTACAGATGCTGGGTTTAATTGCTTTATAGAAGTTCCCATATTTATATTTGGATTTGCATTCCTAAAAATATTTCCTAGGTCCGTTTCATTTATTTTTTTTGTTTCAATGCCAACATTTAAGCCTAAATTTTTTGGCACGTTTAAAGGGTCTTCGCCAAGCCTTTTCCTAGCTCTATCGAGTTGCTTTGTTTCCAACCTCGTAACATCATCTCGGTCGGTTGGATCCAGCCCAAAAAAACTTCCAAGTCCAAAATATTCCCTCATTACAAGTCTACTCCATAATTTTGTACGGAAGATAACATAGCTGGTTGCTCGGCTCCCTGCATCATTAAATTGCCCATACCCATACCCATGTCTGTAGGCTCACCTGCTTCCCCTATCATTTCAGCACCTTCCGTTAATTCTCGTACCATTTGACCAATACCACTATCTATAGCACCCTGTTCTGTCATCATAAGTGTAGGTTGAACCAAAGTTAAAACTGTTTCGGGAGTCGCGGCTGCATCTTCAGGACCCACGATACTAGCTAATTCGCGATATCTTTCCTCAATAGGTCTTTCATTACCGCGTATAGCGTTAATCATTTCCACAGGTTCTTCAGCGCCTTCAATAGACGATAATACTTCACCGACATACTCTGTGCCCACTTTTTCCATTTCATTAGCCGAATCCCTTTGTACATCGGTTAATAAATTAGAAGGTATACCACCTTGTTCTTGCATACTACCTATACCCAACGTTGAAGGTTCTACCAAGCCCCCTTGATTAAATTTTCTAGGATTAAGAACAGCAGGTATATCAACTTCTTTAGAACTTATAGAGTCTGAACGTGGCATATATTTAGAAACACTGTCCCTATTTGTAAAAAATTCATCCATTTGTTTTTCTTCTAAAACCTTTCTTAAAATGTCTGAGTCAGATTCACCTGTTAACATTCCTACGCCTATAGCAGCTAAAGCACCTTGTGGACTAAAAGCAAATCTACCTAAATTTTTTCCAAAACGCCCTAATTTTTGAGCACTTTCGCTAGATTTAATTTTATCAAATAAGCCACTTTTTTGAGCATCTAAAGCAGCTATTCCCGTTCCTATTGCTGCTCCAGCAAGTGGGGCACTTCCAACATCTTCTTTACGTTTTTCAAACTTCATTTCTTCAACTTGTTTAACAGCATCTTCTAAAGAAAAACCCTGCAAAAATAACGTTGCAACTATTTCTTTTTCACGTTCATTTAAGTTGCTCAAAATATTGGGCGAAACATTTTTTTCAACTTCGCCGCCTTCTTGAAAACCTTGTTTAAATAAAGGTCTGTTTAAAACAAAATCCACTATAATATACCTCCGGTAGATCCACCTTGAAGTTGATTTAAACCTGCAACCGTTGCTCCCGCAGCCGTGCCCGCTCCTAATAAAGTTTGCCACCAAGGCGTGTTAGGGGCCGTTCCAGAAGATACTGTTTGCATTGCAGAAGGTGTTTTAGACAATATATCACTGTATGTTCCGAATAAATTTAAAGGTTGATAAAAATTTTGGGTGTCGGTTAAACGTTTAGCTTCTAATTCTTTTTGTGCCTGTTCTTGTTGCGTAGCACCGGTAGCTAATAAATTAGTTAAATCTCTAGTGCTAAGTTGTGAAGTTAGTTCCCCTATGCCCGCCTGTTTAACCCCTAAATCACCTAAAGATGACCCTAAAGAACCTATTCCAGAACCAATCATTCCTTGTAATTGTGCTGCATTTTGCGCTAATTGTGCTGCCTGTGTGTAACCTTGTTGTCTTAACTCACCTGCTGCACGGGCGGAAGCATCAAACAAACGACCTGCTCTCTCCGCTTCCTCTACGCCCATTCTAGCTCCACCAAACGCACCGGAACCAGCCGCTCTAGCTCTATTTTGAACACCTTGAATTTGACTTTGCCTAGCTAAATCTGCAAGAGTTTGATCTACTACCTGCTGTTCAAAAGGGTTAAAAAATTGCGAAATAGCTGACGGATCTACTAAACCAGAAGCTTTTGAAAAAGCTTCCATTCCAGCATCATCTATAGCGTCCGTACCTCTTCTAACCGCTTGTACGCCGCCTTGTATAAACGGTTCAAAAGAACCTATACCTTCCCCCGCAACCCTCATTGCTTGAATTTGATTGGGAGTTAACCCAGCAACTTGATACTGAGGCGCTGTTAAGCCTAATTTTCGATCTATTTCAGCTTTTACGTCATCTAAAAGAGCAAGTCTTCTAGCCTCCATTTCTGGAGATTCAGCCGTGATTTGTGTAACTGTTTCATTAACCATAAAACTTACGCAGCTCCTTCAAAATTACGCATCATATTATACATGTTTTTCATACCTTCTTTACGACTACCGTCACCTGCACCACGAACGGCTTTAGCCGTCATAACAAATTCCCCATTAGATAACATAGCTGGAACATCATCAGAAGTTTCAGTTCCCGGACCATATATAGCACCAACTTTACGCGGAAAATATTGACCATTTATTTCCCCACCGTTTGCGGCAAATCTTGATGGAATTGAAATAGAATCACTAATTAAATCAGTGGGCCTATATTGTATAGGTGTTGCAAATCTAAATTGATCTACATTTGAAGAAACCGTTCCAGTTGGACCATATCTTTGTTCAAAAAAATTAGCTTGTTCGGGTTCTTCAGGCGTATCAAAGGCTCCCGCTAAACCCGCTATTCCTGTTGCTATCGCTGCACTAGGTCCAAAACGTTGAAATAAACCCGGCTCAACGCTTTTTTGTGCTAGATCAGAAGCTTGCAGAGCACGGGCGTTTGCTAGTTTTTCATCACCAGTTCTTGCAAAAACATCTTGTTTAACTCGATTAAAAGCATCGTCACCCGCTTTAATTTTTTGCGTAACAATGTCTTGCTCGCTTCTCCCACCCCTAAACAAAATATCTTTAGCACGATCAAACTTACCCTGCGATGCACTTGAAGATTGTCCAGAACCTACAGGTAAATTTGAAGATTGTCCAGAAACTACAGGTGCACTTAAATCAAGATCTATATTAGATGCAATTACAGGTTGTTCTGGAGTAGTAAACCTAAAAGGTAATTCTCCACCTTGAACATTTACACGATCAAACTGCGGGAATTTTTGGGACTCGAAGTCAAGTTTTAAAATATCCGGGTTGAGTTGATTTGTTTCAAGTGCAGGCCCCGAAATAGTTGCAGCGTCACCTGCGTTTGCTAAAGCTTCTGTTTGACTTTCAGTAGTTCTTAATGAACCTTGTTGTAAAGGCACCGCACTTAAACCACGAGCAACATTAAATGGCCGCATTAAATCTTGACTAATGCCTTGCTCAAAACCTGACATAAAATCTTGACCCGGCACTTTTCTAAAACCACCGCGTAAACCTGAAAATAAACCGCCTATACCCCCTGCAATTAAAGAATTTTTTAAAGCATCTTTAGCACTGCCGCCACTTAATAATGTACCAACACCAGTACCTAAAGCGCCACCATATATAGGTCCTAAACCGGGAACTAAACTAAGCGCTACGGGTAAAACAGTAGGAGCCACTTTTTTTATTACTTTTTTTACACCTGAAAATATTTTTTTTAAAAAAAACTCTGGTTGTCCTGTTACAGGGTTAATACTATTTAATTGATTCCCTACTACATATCTATTAGGATCTAAACCTATAGATTCCATTTGACGAAATAAATTTTGTTTTAAATTTGGATTATTTTTAAAAACTTCTGCTGGAATTACTGTTTCACCTTCCGAAGCATGTACGATATACGTATCTTCGTTTCTACCAAACTCAGCTAATTTATCCGCTACTTGCGATAAACCTAATATACCACTTGAATTTTGTGTAAATTGAGTCATACGTAACACCTATTATATTCTATAAACACTATAACAAAACCTCACGTTGTAGTCACGGTAACTGTTCCAACAGCACCTGTTCCAGATAACCCTGCCGGATGCGGCGTATTAACCTTTGTAATTAAAACAAACCCATTTTGTTCAAATAAAGCTCCATTTTCTAAACCGGAATCGCTACTAGGTAAATTAGTAAGCGTCATGGTAGTTGCACGTTCTTCTCCCGGATTTCTTAAAATATTAACAAAAACAGCAAAATTACGCACTAAATCTGCAAAATAAGTTGACTGATATTCTTGCGGTGGCATAGATAAAAAAGGTGCAGGAACTTTAAATCTAGACATTATCTTCTTCCATCGGGCCTTATTTGAACTCTAGAGGAACCTAATCGCCATTGTACCCCGGTTTGTGAACTGGCAACTTTTAAAGCAAAACTTCGACCCCTTAGTCTTACAAAAGCTTGTTCGGTAAATTGTTCTACAATAGTACTTGTTTCTGCAACAGATTGCGTAATATCACTGTCGTTACTTTGTAAATAATTTCCTCCCGGAAAATTTCGTGTTTTTAAAGTAAAGGTAGCTTTTGGACTAGGATCTTCCGAACCTGTAAAAGTAATGTCTGGAATTAAACGATCTAAAAATAAAAAATTATCCCCATCCTCAATATCTATTTGACTTGATTCAATATGTGCACTAATTGCTGAAGGTGTTGTGGTGCTACCATCATTAAGGCCATTTTCATGTGTATATAAAATACCTGAAGAATCTGTTGCTAAAGGAAAATCAAAAATACCACGATCTATCCATGATGTGCGTGTTAAAGTTCCTACAGCCCACGATTTTTCTACATAATTATATATAACATACCTATCAATTTCTTCTGAACTACTCGTAGGATAAAACCACCAAACCTCATTAAAAGTGCTATTTAATGCCGCAAAAACTTTTTCTTTTTGACCTAAGTTAAAATCATTAAAAATAAAAGCCTTAACGGAACAAGGTAGTTTTTGAACACGACCATCATAAGCATAAAAATCTTCTGCACCCATCCAAAAAACAAAATCATCAACAGCTTTTGCTGCGTTTGGTCCCATAATAGTTATGTTTTCAGATACTAAATTTAAACCAAAAGTAAATGGAGGCCCTAAAAACTGTAAAGTGTGAACTGAAACATCTGTAAAAACTAATATTTGTTGCCTAGTTTTTATAGCTTGTACTATTTCTGAACCACTTGTTACCCGCAAATCACCGGCTGAATTAGTCGCTAAAGACTGCCAAGTGGTTGCTGTGCCTTGATCTGAAAAACGAATTAACAAGGGATCTTGTGTTCCTATAGCTGTTTCAGCATCACAACCAAAAGCAATAACATGAACGTTAGGATCAACCATTATTTGTGTAGCAATAGTGGGTGTTGTGGAATCTGCTCCAGAGACACTTTTTAATTCTGTAGCTCTTGAGCTACCTAAAGTATCTGCGCTGGTGTCCCAATAATAAATGCTTCCATTTCTAATGTTAATAATTAAATCTTCACCGAAATTATCATGCGACCATATCCTTAAAATTGCACTTTGAGTTGGCGTTCCATCGGAATCCCATGTACCCCTACCCCATGTTCCCGTGCCCCATCCTGTACCAAAAACAGTGCTATCTAATCCTGTATTTATTTGAAAAGCCGCTGTTCCGCTACTACCGCCACCTGCCGTACTTCCTGAAGTAGCCGATCCACCTGTATCAATTTTAAAATGCGTAGTAGATATAGTTCCACTAGTGTTGGTTAAATCAATAATTTGATGCTCTTTATTTAACTGAGCTGCCGTAATTCCATCCGTTGTCGTTAAACTAGCTAATGTTACAAAATCATTTTGAACGGCACCATGTGCAGAAGCCGTTTGTATTGTTACTATTCCAGAACCCGCAGAGCCTGTTGTAACACCATTATTTGAAACGTTTATTGTAGCTCTAAGAGGTGTGATATCTTTGTATTCACCCCCTCTGTTTATGTAATACTTTAAATTTGTTCCAACTCCCAATAGTTTTAAACCTGAAAGTGTAACCCACGTTTTTAAAGCTCGTGATGTTCCAAGAAAAGTATTTAACGTGTCTTTAATCCAACCACCTATTTTTTCAGGAACACCAAATCTGAAACGTATTTTATCACTATCTCGCCAACCACCCTCATTACTATAAGACGTAACTTCCTTATTTATTCCCGGTTTAAATTGAAGCTTAAATAAAGGCATCACAACCTCATTAACAAAGTTATAATTAAACCTGCCATACCGCCCAATAAAGCAAAAGTATGTTGGCGTATATTACGTTCTATATTATCTAACCTGTTAAAAACAGTTTTATCTCTTTCTTCAGAACGTGCTACATGCGCTTCTAATTTAGAAGCAACATCGTGTATTTTTTCTTCTGTATCTTTCATAATTAAATAACGGGTTTAGTAGGAAATGTTACATTTGTTAAATTATTGTTACTATCAAACTTTGGATTCGCAGTTGCCGGTAAATCTCTTAATGCCTGACGATAAGTTTTCCAGTCTTCTGCCATCGCTAATCCGGATTCTAATGATTTAGCCACTACCCAATCTGTACTTTCTAACAACTCATTTCTAACTCTTCGCAGTTCTACCATGGGTTTTGCATTATTTATTTCTGTTATTTTGCTGTTAACATCAGATTCAGAAGGAACACTATCTCCATTCATGTTATGCCAAACGATAGAATCATAAGTATCTCCGCAACTCCATTCTGCGTTTGGAGCGAGTTTATGTAGGGCATCGCATATAGTAGGTATCATCCTGCAATCTCCACTAAGGTTATATGGGTAGTAAGTGTGCTTCCTGTTGAACTAGCATTAGATATTTTATGTTGTGCTTTATACGTTAATTCACTTGCACTGCTTGGGCTATCTAACACAGCTAAAGACATAGGTGCTCTCGCTTGCAAACCACCACTGCCACTAGCCGCTGTTATAGATCTTTCACCTAAACTAGTACTGTCTCGAAGAACTTTGTGTGAATAGGTTACGTTAGCCCCGGCAGTTAATGAATATAGAGCATCAGAGTTATATAAAACTAATATTTTATTAGCACTGTTTTGAGGCGTTATATTTGCGGTAACACTTGCAATATCTTCATAACTAGTTGAAGTTGTGTTTGCTGTTCCAGAATTACTTGCTGTTACAACTTGCAAAACAGCATTTGACATAGCACCTTTGGGTAATGTAATTCCACCACCTGTAATAGTTGCACCTGTAACTAATGATCCGCCAACCATAGTTGCGAGTAATAATTGAGAATCTTCACTTCCGTCAGAAACGTCTGTTGCTTTAGCTAATATTTGAACTGCATCAAACTGTTGATTATTGTCGTTCTCCATATCCATAACAATAATACCGCCATTGTCATTGTCCGCAGGAGAACCCGAAGTTCTTTTTAGTCTTAGAAAAGGCCCCGCACCTGAACCAGCATCATCAGATAAAAGTTGCAAAAGTGTAGTTACACTATCTGCTGCTGTTTCTAAAATTAAACCTGTATCTGCTACATGCGTTAAAGTAACATCATTATCTGCGCCAAAATTAAGCACTGCGCCATCGCTTTGTAGACTTACATCATCACCAAAAACTATGTCATTAGCTAACAAACTAGCAACTGCTGCGCCACTTCCTGCGCCATCAGCATAAACAATATTAAAAGCTCCATTAGCTATAGTAACTGTTGCACCAGAACCTTGTTTTATAATAATAGATTGACCGCTACTATTAACAATAAAATAAAGTTTATCTTGATCATTAGGACTTATGGTTACTGTATTAGTACCACTAGGAGATCCGCCAAAAATTAAAACTTTAAACATACCATCAGATAATGTTCCATCTGTAGTAGTTAAAGTGTGAGTAGTTCCAGATAATGAAACAGAACCAACGCCAGACAATACCCGGTCAATGATGTCAAAATTAGTATTAAGTGTAACACCCCATTGACCCTCTTGATCTCCCGAATCAGGTTTTTCAAGTCCATTGTTTACTGTAAAGCTACTAGTCATTTATTTTTCTTCTAAAAAAGCCACTCTAACTTTTAAAGCATCAATTTCTGCAAGGGCTTCTTGTAATGCTCCTGTTAATAACGGAATTAATTTACTTTGATCTATAGATTGAGCGAGTATTTGTCCATTTAGTAAACCGTCTTTTTCACCTGTAACAGCTTCAGGAACGACTTTTTGAGCTTCATGCGCTAAAAAACCATCTACAGTTTTATCCGTATTTGTCTTAAAATTAAATCTTTTCGGTTTTAATTCTTTTATTCTGTCCATAGCTCCAGACATATCTACTATATTTTCTTTAAGCCTATAGTCTGATGTTGTGTTATAACTAGTCGCATCACTAGTGCAGCTTATAGAGCCAACCGTAGACGAACCAACCTCAAAAGTCATAGGTGACATGGTAGTTTCACCCGTTCTAACTGCAATTCCACTTTCTCCAGAGGCTAATCCTAAAGCTACTGCTGTGCCCGATGCAGAAAAAGTAGTTCCTGTGCCACTTACTAACCTATCTGCATGTACTCGTAACCACTTTAAAACACCTGAACCAGTATTTGAGTAATTAGAATCTGTACCTAAAATTGCTGCACTATCAGCACCCGGAAGAACCTCCCGAACATTACTATTTCCAACGCCAATTTTTAAAATATTTGGAAAAGAACTACCATCTTTAACATAAAATTGAAACTCACCTTTTTCTGACCCATCTGTGACATCCGCATTTATTGTGCTAATTTGACACATCGTATTTGTTTCATCATTATCATTTTCCATTTGAAAAATGATAGTTCCACCTTGATCGTCATCCGCAGGGGTCGTTGAGGCATATTCTCTTGTTAAAATTACTTGTGGTCCACCACTGCTATCATTTCTATCTTCAGATATTTTAAAAATAGGAATGTTGTTTCCTGTAACAGCCATAGTTACACCAGAATCTGCAACATGTGTAAAAGTAACGTCACTGTCTGAACCAAAACTTAACACGGACGAATCACTATCTAATTTTAAATCATTACTTACCGTAACCGCTGTTGAAGCATTTAAATCAATAGTTGCTTCACCGTCCATCCTTAATACTCCGTCCGAGCTTTGTTGAATGAAACTAGCGACATCTCCAAATGTTATTTTATTTGTGCTATTTAATGTTAAACCTGTGCCATCGGTATGCGTTAAAGTAGTATCGTTATCTGAACCAAAACTTAAAACAGCGCCATCACTTTTTAAACTAACATCGTCACCAAAAGTAATATCATTAGCTAAAAAACTAGCCACAGCAGCACCGCTACCCCCACCATCCGCGTAAATTATATCTGCACCACCATTTAAAATAGTTACATTAGAACCACTACCTTGTGTAAAAATTACAGACTGACCGCTGTTATTTACAACAAAATATAGTTTATCCATGTCGTTTGGACTTATAGTAATTGTGTTTGTACCACTAGGACTTCCACCTAAAACCAAAACTCTAAATTGACCGTCGGTTAAAGAACCGTCTGTTGTTGTTAATGTGTGTGTTGTTCCACTTAAGGTTATTGCACCTACACCAGCTATCGCTCTATCTATAATATCCATATTAGTATTTGTCATGGTTCCCCATGTTCCAGACCGATCACCTGTAGCAGGTTTTTCAATACCTAAATTTGCTGTAAATGTACTTGTCATAATTTTTTCCTATGCTGCAATATTGGTCCAATCAGGCTCTTGATCTGATGTAATTTCACTAAAACTAGGTGTCTGACTGGGCGTAATTTCACTAAAACTAGGTGTTTGACTGGGTGTAATTTCACTAAAACTAGGTGTCTGACTAGGTGTAATTTCATTAAAATTAGACGTTTGATCGGGTAAAATAATTCCCCACACTTGTACACCCGATGTGGTAACAGTAGCTGTAAGACCGGTTACTGAAACATTTGAAGAGCCTGTTACGCTAACGTTTCCTACAGCACCTGTACCATTTTCCCCTGTTATATTTTCGGTAATTCCAATTTTAACCGTTACATCATCAGTGGCTCCAGTAGCTGATATACCTGTTACTGTAACATTTGCATCCCCGGTAACGGTTACACCACCTAATTCCCCTGTGCTAGATACCCCTGTAGCACTAATCGTTATGCCAACCCCTTCCGTAATAGTTACATTACCTACAGAACCTGTGCCAGATAAGCCGGTAACACTAACAGAAAAGTCAAATTTAGTTGTTACGTCACCTACAGCACCCGTGCCGGCCACGCCAGTAACAGATATAACATGACCGGTTGAAACAGCAACCGATCCTACAGCTCCTGTACCAACTACACCAGTAGCACTAATCGAAGTGTTTGTTTGACCATACGGACCGCTATTCCAACCACCTCGACTATAACCCGTTAAAATAGACATTTAAGTTACGCAATCCTTATAATTGCATTACTAGCATCTGCCGCAGGAAAAGCAATAGTAAAATCACCTGAACTAGATGCTTTATCTGAACCAAAATTTAAAACTAATACAGAAGTGTCACCACTTGTATCTTCGTTAAATATTAGAGCGCCTCTAGCGGTAATTGTGCTAGAGGAAAAAGTTGTATCTGCAAAATCAGTAAAAGCGGTAGTTCCACTAGTTGAAGGATCTACGCGGGTAAGCGTGTTTCCTTTTGCAGTATAGCCTGTTCCACTTACTTCGTTACTTGTTGTATATGCCGTAGTAGATGCGTCTAAAGAAGCTGAACTTGTATATAAAGCTAATTTAAAAGTATCACCACCCGAATTAAGAAAATTATGTTTCCCTTCAAGTAATTCTTTTTTAAAACTTGTACACATTGCTTGTGTTATTGCCATTTACATATCCTCAAAATATTTCATTAAACCTTCCATACCCTGCTCTTTCCAAATAGTTTTTACAGTAGATCGTTCACTATTTACAACTTTTTTAAAATAATCAATCAATAGTGCTTTAATTATAGCTTTGTATGCAAACGCTTGTTCTTTAACCTGCGGTGGTGCATTTGTCGATACAGCAACTATTCGATTAACCGCTAATTCAGCCCATTCCTCCGCGTTCATTCCTCGATTATTTGTTGTTACAACCGTAGGAGTTCCAATATTTGATTCTACGCTTACATTAAACATTATTGTTTTGGCCTAATAACTTTACCTGTCATATACTCGTCTGTAACTTCTTTAGATTCACCAAATAATTTTAAAGCAACAATCGCTTCACCTAAACGTTTTTCATACTCTTGCATTAAAGAAGGATCTCCCTTCATAAATGTGTATGCTTCTACTAAAGAACCATATAATAAAGCTAAAGTAGCATTTTCACTCAACCAAGTAGTACCACTATCCGCACCCGCTGTTAAACTAGCTGGACGATAAAAATAATGCAATTCAGCACTGTAATTAGCATCTGGAGTAGGACCAATAATAAAGTTATCAACATCAAAAACAGCATAATATTTAGGCGTTCCTGTTGTTGAAGAATTTGGATTAAATGTTTGAACAAAATCAGGATCTTTAAATTCTAAAAAAATATGTTCGCTGTTACTCGTAACAGATAAAGAATAAGGTGCTAAAAAATCACTTGGAGCAGCTAAAAATCTATTTGTACTGGTCATGGAACCTGAAACATTTTTACGAAAATAACTTAGTTGAATATTTTTTAAGATTCTTTCTTCTGCATTTTTAATAAAATCGCTTAAATGAGAAACAAAACTTGTTTCTGTATTTTGCGTGTAATCTTGAATTGCAGTTTTTAAAGTTCCAAATGTATAACTCATGTTGTTGTTACCGTTACCGTTCCCACGTTTCCTGAAGCTTTAATAGGTATAAAATTTTTAATTACGGGATCTCTTGTAGCTACAAAAACAACCATTGCCTCTGTTTTATCTGGTCTAGGATCTTTTAAAGCTTGTGGATCATCTACTTTAGGAAAAGGTTCTATTTGAGGACTTTTAGCCTCCCATTCATCAAAACCAACTAAAGCACCTGTCCATTCTTTTCTCATGCGATTTAAAGGATAAGCAAAACCAGAACGATCAGAAATACCTAAAGCATATTTACCCGATGCAAACTTACTCATGCGATAACGGTTCCTGTTACATTTGGTTTAATATTAAAAGAAGCTCTATCCCTATCTTCAACCATTGCTCTTTCAAACTCTTCTTCATAAATTGCTTTTAAAATTTGTATTCTATTTGGCGCACGTTTCATAGATAAATAATAAGCTAATCCTGCGGCTAAACACGGGTAAAATCTAAAAGGTATTTCTAAATCATTAGTAAAAGCATCTGCATCATCCATACGCCTTAAACGATTAAAAATAATTACATCCGTATCGTTTTCAGGCGCAGGCCACACTCTTAAAACAGGCTGTATCTGCCTATCTAAAAAAAATTGTGACGGCCTACCTGTAGTAGATTTAGATGGAATATTTAAATACGCTTCTCTACCTAACCTATCTGCTGCAAAATCCGTATTATCTCTGCGTATAACAACAGATAAAATGTCTATAGTCGCTTTAAAATCGGTTAAATCAACCGAAGCAGACAAAGTAGTAGTTGCACCGCTTGTACCACCCGTTAAAGTTTCACCACTAGAAAACGTTCCCGAAGGTATAGTTATAGCAAAACTAGTAGAAGATGGTTTGTTAGTAAGTGTAGTAGTTGCACTACTAGTCCCACCTGTAATCGTTTCTCCTACCGTAAAACTAGTGCTTGATCCAACAGTCATAGTTAGTATTCCTGCCGGATAATCTCTAATACCTGTTGCTGTAGTAATAGAGGTTTCGTTTATGGTCCATTGATTTAATCCACGATTTGCCCAATCAGCTAACATAAGATTTAAAGATCTTTTAGCTGTTTTTAAATCATATCCTGTACGAACCTCTAAACCACACCGTTCAAAAGCCTCTTCAACATAGTCCGTAACCTGAAGTTCAAAATCTTTTGAGCTTGACGTAGCCATTTAAGATTTTCTTCCCCTGTTTTTTCTAACCATGCCACCACCACGCATACGTTTAGCGCCTGTTTTCTTAACAGCACCGCCTCCCATCATACGTTTAGCGCCTGTTTTCTTAACAGCACCGC